GGCTGTCATTGGCTCTATAACCTGCTCTGGGGCTGCGATGAATAGGCCTACCGTCTTACCCATTAGCTCCAGTGCCTTTAGTTTGCTGCCCTCTTGTTTGCTCGTCTTCACACATTGCAATAGCTCTTTCAATACAAACCTCTTAGTTGCCGCCACATCCTCACTCAAACACTCTATCGTGTCTTCCCAGGCCGCTGATACAAGCGCCTGGACTGCCGGGTTTTGCTTCAACTTCCACGCACTGGCTGATATCGCCGCGTTGTTGCTGCTGTCGTTTGGATAGGCGTCTCGGTAAGCTTGACGCATTGTCTTTCCCTCGACTAGCCCTCTGGCATAAGCCTGTTGCTGTGCTGTCAGAGGTCTGATGATCTTCATTCCACTCGCTGCATATAAACCGTCTACCCTTCGCTGCGGAGGTGATGCAAGAGCGGCCATCTGTTCAGCTTCGCTGAGTAAGACGGGGTTTTCAAAATCATCATGATGACCGTCCACTTCGCCATTGTCTGACTCGAACGCATCCAAGGCGTCTAGGTACTCTGATTTATCTTTACGTTTCATGCTCTACCGCCTTTTCCAGTTGATAACGCCTATCATTTGCATTCAAGGCCTTGTTTAAACACACTGTTCGCATATTAACAGCTTATCCACAGGCTGTGGACAAGTTTAGAGTTATCCACAGGATGTTATCCACAGCTTATTCTTATCCACATCTGGAGCGTCTTTTATCCCCACAAGAATGCAATAGTTATCCACAATCTGTAAGCTTTCTGTGGTTTTGTACAGGACTTTAAACGGACGCTATGGCCCCTAGAAGGCTAGGTAAATGATTTTGGCTACATCCGGACCAACTCACTAAATCGGTGGCCTTGCTGACGGTTTTCACCTTTTTTCATCACCCCTGTTTTACCCTGTTTTTAAGTACTTGGCACGGTTCATGCTCTTCACGCGCACGCGCCTTTTTGTTCCAGTGCTGCTAGTTTGACCTTGTGCTGTCGTCATCAATAACCCTATGCTTTACTCGGGATACTATTGACCAATTGTTTAGAGTGATATCAAATAGCGGTCAGGCACTCTGATTGTGGGGTGCTATTAAAAGGATAGCAAAATGAAAACATCAACTCAAATCAAACTCGCTCTGGCCCGTATCGTGGCCCTCAATCCACACCTCGGGGACACTCAGGTGTCGGACATGGTTTATCAGGCTGTGTTTGGGGCCTATGACGGATCCGAACTGGCGAAGCGGAACTATGCGCTGTGCAAGGCGGCGGCATGATGACGCTGGCGCGAGCCGGGATGACGCTGGCGACAGCACAGGCGGTTTTGGCAAACCGGGATGACTGGTCACCACTGAATCGCCAAAAGGCGGTGTTTGTGGTGGCTCATTGGGCGCGCATTAGGCGCAATCAGCGTATCAAGGCGCAGGCTAAGTGATGCTCACTGTATGTATCTCGCAGGGTGCATACGGGGAATATTCCCAAACTGAATAGGACAAGACAATGACGCATACCAATCGTGAGGAATGGCTGACCGCCGCACTCGAAGAAATTAGGCCGCTGTTAAGCCTGCCTGCCGCAATCCGTGTGACTTGCGGGTTTCCGCTGACGTTTAAACGGACGGGCAATCTGGGTGAGGCTTACCCTGCTTCATCTAGCGGGGATAAAACAATTGAGGTGCTGATTGCCCCCACTATCGCAGATCCTGTGCAGGTGTTTACCGTGCTGTTCGACACCCTTAAAGGTGTGTCCGCTGGTGGTGGTGATCAAGGCGATTGCTCTGCTTTGATTGACAGTTTCGGACCATACCCTCACGCCGCTATCACCATAGCAACCCGCAAACCCCAGACTGCACGGATGCTTAAAGCGTCTTGCCCGACTTGCGGGATGATCATCAGACTCACTGCTAAATGGGCGCATCAACTGCCCACCTGCTCGGCTGACGGTGACTCATTTATCGCTGACGAGGTGACCGAATGAGCCGCTCACAAAACGTTCAAACCTTGATGCGCTTGCCCTTGGCTCGCATTCACACAGTTGCCAAAATTTACTGTTCGCACTTAGTGCCCGGCACAGACAAACTGACAATTTGCGAATGGCTGGAAGCGCGAATTAATTCGGGTCAGATAACGCTTGCCGATATCACTGGTGTAACCACTGCCGCGCCTGTGGCCCCTGCTGCTACCGTGGCGCAGTCGGTCAATGCTGCGGCACTGGCTACAGGCTTGGAAGCAATCACTGCGGTAGGTGCTGTCGCAAATCGGGCTGAGACGCTGGCGCTTGATGCTGCGCTGGCTGCGGCGGCGGCTGGTGATGCTGCCAAGGCGCTCGAAACCCGCACGGTGTCCGACTTGCAAGATCTCACGCTGGCTGTCAATAAGATGCAACGGGCACGGGACACGCAGGTCAATGATGCACTGGTGGCGGTCGCTGTGGCTGATGCTGTGGCGTCTGCGTTTAAACCATTCCATGCTGCGGTGATCGCCGCCGGGGCATCTAGTGCGGTGGGCGCGATGGTATCGGCCCGTATCGTGGATCGTAAAACTGCTGAGTCAGTGTTTGGCGTTCGCGTGGTGGACTACAAGGGCCAAGATGTCATGGTTGACCTCTGGAATGATGCCAGTTGTCCCGCTATTGATGACTGTTTCATTTGGACGGACGGCATCCTCAAATCACTGCTGCTGGCGCAGGATGATGGTTGTAACCTATGGTTTGGCGGCGACCGGGGCACTGGGAAATCTGAGGTGGCCCGACAGTTTGCCGCAAGGACAGGCCGCGCATACACCCGCATAAATTTCCACAAGCACACATCTTCAGAGGATTACATTGGCGCGGTGGGCCTAGTCAATGGCGCGACTGAGTTTGTCAAGGGTGACTTTTTGCAAGCGTTCACATCGCCTAGCACGGTCATCCTGCTGGATGAGGTGAGCAATTGTGATGCCGGGGAACTGGCCCCATTGAACGGGTTTTTGGAATCAAACTCGGCTGTTACTTGGGGCGGTTCTGTCCATCGCCGGGGCGCTGGTGTCATAGTGCTGGCGGCTGATAACACGCTGGGCAACGGTGACGACTCAGGCAGATACGCTGGCACTCGTCCCATGAACTCGGCTTTGATTGATAGGTTTGCGGTGATAGTACCGTTTACCTTTCTTCCTCTGGCGGTCGAGGTCGAAGCGGTGACGCGCCACACTGGTTGTAGTGCTGCCCTTGCGGAACACATCCTCAGTGCTATCACTGCGGCCCGAGCCAAGGTTCAATCAGGCGACATTGTGGACGCCCCTAGTATTCGCTCGGTGATCGGGTTTATACGGGCGCTCAAGCGTCACAGTGTCCAAGATGCTTGGGATCTCTGCGTGGCATCTCGGCAACCCTCGGAAGGTGCATCAGCATTGGCGGCAATTTATGCTGCTTACATCCATTCCGGCTTCATCTCAAAACACATTTAAGGCTGTTATGAAAACAAAATATTTTGGTCATGAACTTCGCGCTGGTGTCACTGCTGCCGCGCACAAGATATGCTCTGCCCTTGGTTTGAAAACGGTTCGGATCGAGTGGGATACAGGCACGCAAACGGCGTCAATGTCACATTCAAGCGTTTTAAGACTTGCCGATATCAGGGATGATGCTGTTGTCTCCGTGGCAATTTTTAACCGATATGTGGGCTATGTCATTCATGAACTGCTGCACAAAAAATATACGGACTTTGGCATAGTGGCGCAGGCGCATGATCCCTACTTAGGCCAATTACACAACGCAGTGGAGGATATCTGGATCGAGCGTCAAGGTATCAAGGCGGGTTTGACTGGAAACATTGAAGGACTGCTCACCGAATTGATAAACGGTATGGTCGTTGAAGCACTCACAGAGGTGACCGACTGGGCCAACCCGGCGCAGTATCCATTTGCCCTCGCCGTGCATGGTCGTCGATATGCTGGCTCTGTTCCCCTTGCTGATGGATTGGATCAGATATTTGATGATGCCAGTATTGAGATCGACACCTGCACATCAACTGCCGACACGTTGACGGTCGCCAAGTGGGTACACGCCCAGCTTAAAAGCCTGTCAACTAAGCCACCGAAACCGAAACCACAACCCGGTGACCAATCAGGACAGGCAGACGGTCAAGACCAACCCGGCACAGCCACATCACCCGGCACAGCCACAGCACCCACACATAACACCGTGGCGCGCCCTGTGGAGCCTGGCAGCACCGTTCCTGATGATGCTGGCGGGATAGGCGGCTGCTACTCGACCGACTACGCGCAGAGCCGGGATCGGGTGCATATCCGTGGTGGCACAAGGTACGACACATCATTGAACGGTAGTGGTGCTCTTAAGTATTCGGTTAAGCGGCTTTTTGAGAACACCGGGCGGGATGAATTTCAAACTAATCGTAAATTTGGAAGCATCAACGCCGGGGCGCTGGCAAGTACAGGCACGGGTAACGTTCGAGTGTTTAAACGTAGGCTTGAAGCTGATGGGATTGACTCAGCGGTCATCATCTTGCTGGACGTGTCTGGCAGCATGGATGAAATTAATAATCCCCTGCTACCTACTGCGGTGAGAACGGCGGCGGCGCTGGTGGATACGCTGTCGGCTGCTGGCTGCAAGGTGGCCTTGATTAGTTTCGCATCAACTGCGAGTGTCATTAAACATTTTGATGGTAGCCCCCGTAAGGCTATCGCTGACTTATCTAGCATCACCGCACACGGCTGTACTAATGATTATGAATCGGTCAGGCTTTGTCATGAGATGCTGCTCAAGCGGTCGGAAGCACGCCGGGTGCTGTTCGTTATCACCGATGGCGTGGGTAATGTTGATGCTACTAAGCAACAAGTGGCATCGGCTGCAAAGCTTGGCGTCTCGACTATCGGCATTGGCCTAGACCTTGACATTCAATACATCTATCCCAATAGCGTTCGG